TAAAACGGGAAATATGGCGTTGATGGGTGAAAGTTTATTTCAGCATTCATCAAAGAAGTGGGATGACCTGCCCAAGATGACGAAAAAGTATCTTGATCGATTTATTGATGATAAGGAATGGCAGCTTCTCAGAAAGAAAAATAATGGTAAATTTTTCTCAACTGAGAATGTAGATAATCTTACTGATGCTGAAATCAAAGCACACTATGAGACGACCGATAAATCTATCCCATTGAGCGAGATGCGAGATGATCTTTACCGACGTGTTTATGCTATGTTCACAGTCAATGCAGAAAATACGGTTTTATCTGCCGGAGACTTTGAACGAGCTTTCATGTTTCAAGGCACAACGCCAGGCACGCCAACAGGTATTGCACTTCGTACGATATCACAGTTTAAGATGTACACTATTTCATATATTGATCGCGTACTTATTGATGGCCTTAGAAATGCCGACACTGTGCAGCAGAAATTGATATGGGCTACCACCATGATGATAGGAACATTGCCTCTAGCTGTGGCCTCTATGTTCTTTAAGAATCTCTCAATGGGTCTAACAATGCCCGATGTATCACAGATGAATGTACCGGAACGAGAGAAATTTTTGATCCAACTGATGGCTCCCAGCCTTGGGTTGTTCTCAGGATTACTTGATCAGAGAAACCAAAATCAAAGCATGTTATCAAGCTTGATTGGGTCACCTTCTATAAGTTTAATCTTAAATGCTATGGCGATACCTTTAGCATTGGGAACAGGCAACCTCAAACATGCTGCAAAGGAAACGGCTAAAACGGCAGGTTATATTCTGCCTTTACAAACAACCCCATTTATCTCACCATTGATACGTCAAGCATTAGGTGATGAAGCTCACTTGGAACCAGGACAGCAACATATTTTCGGCCGATAAGGATATCGACAATGCCAACAATACCGCAGCAGCAAACGATTGTTCAGTATGTAACAAATGCAGCTCAATTCACCTATACATTTGCGTTTTATGCGCCATTGCCTACTGATATTAAAGTTTATTATCAGGCATCAGATGCAATACCAATACCTGCATCAGATATTTTAGCTTTAAATTCTCAGTACACTGTGACATATAATGCTGATCCTATTACGGGTGGATATATAACACTCTTATTTACACCGACTACAGGTTATTATTTAACAATCAATAGGCAAGTAGGAGCGTCTTTAAATACAAGTTTTTCTAATGCTCAGAATTTTAATGGTGCGAATCTTGATGCGGCATTAGATAGATTACTTTTGTTATGCCAACAAAATCAAAATTACGCTCTTCAACGCAATCTTTCTTATGTGATAAATACCTATTTACCTAATGCTGAGCCTTACACCCAATTACCACCTTTAGCACAGAATCAAGTTTGGGTTGGGAGTGGAGCTGGTGTGATAGCTGGAACAATAGATATAGTTCCTAGTGCGAGTCTTTTGCAATCCATGCTTGAAAGTCAAATACCAGGAGCCGATGGTGCGCGAATCATAGGTTATTATGATAATACTAATTCTTTTCCAACAACAGTTGATCAATTTTTAGGATATAAAGTTGCTTCAGGAATAGATACATCGGTTTCAGCAAATTCTCTTAATGTAACGTTGGCACCAAATTATGTAACAAAGATAGGGAATGTCCTTATTATCAAAGTAGCTAATGGAAATACGGGCGCTACCACTATTACTATTAACGGGGGTACGCCAGTTAATGTTGTTAAATATAATGATTTAAATGTTTATAGCGCATTAGTTGGTGAAGAGTTAACCACCTCTGGGATGTACATGTTTATTTATGATACATCTTGGTTATTAGTTAATCCTAATACTGATACAACAAATTATTTTTATGGCGCAAGTGTTTATTTATCGGGTACGCAAACGGCTGCGCCAGGTTCAAGTATAGTTCGTTTTGATGCGGTTGATTATGATGAGTTTACAATATTTAATCCTGTAGTATTTACTTTAACTCCGAAAAAACCTGGTTATTACACTGTAACCGGTATTGTCCAAGCAATGGCTTCTGTAACTGGTTCATGTGCTCTGAATCTTTATAAAAATAGTGATCTTTGGACTTCACTTAATGAGACGACTGTGGCTGGTGTAAATATAACTATGGGCGGTACATTTACATTATTTATGAATGGAACTACCGATTATATTCAATTGGTATTTATAAATTCTACCGCAGGAAATGTCAGTTTAATCTCAACTGGTTTATTTAATAATTTTCAAATTACATATAACGGCGCGTAATGTTCTACGGGGAACATTTTGAATAAGATTTTAAAGGAAATTAGAACTAAGGCCACGGATTTGGCAAGCAGTTTAACTGCATTAGTGGCTTCGCGTTATGTCACATGGCGCGATAAAGATGCAAATCTTATTATTAAATTTGAAGACGGGGAAGTTATTCAGCTTCCCTATATCCCATTTAGAACCTATCAAATTGAAGCTGCCGTTAAAATTTTCATTGAAAAAGTAGTTCGACTCTTATTATCAAGACCTAGACGGTCAGGTAAAGAAGTTGAATCGTGGAATATGATTATTGAGGGAGCAGTTGAGTCGCCTGGTCTTTATATGATGGTTTATCCCACAAATGTCCGTGCGAAAGCAGTACTTTGGGATGGTGCTATATTGATGCCGGACGGTCATAGCGTTAAATTTTTGCATATGATTCCTAAACGATTATTGCAAGGTATTAATAATCAGGAAATGAAAATTAAACTAGTGAATGGGTCAGTTATCTGGGTGGTGGGTTCAGATATTGATCCTGATAAGCTACGCGGAACAAATCCGCGCGGCATAGTTTACTCCGAGTTTGCGTTCCAAGATCCTAGGGTTTTTTATGTTATGTTGCCAGCTCTACGTCAAAATGGGGGCTGGTTAATTGGTCAATCAACTTTTGATGGAATGAATCACTTCTATCAGTTAATTGAAAATAACAAAGACGATCATCTCTGGTATTGCCGAGTGGATAGTATTACTAACCTTGTCGATGAGAACGGTGAACGTTATATCACAGATGAGATGATTGAGGAAGATCGACGTGCAGGAATGCCAGAATATTTAATTCAGCAAGAGTATTACGGTATTGTTCAGATTAACCAAGAGACTAAATACTTTGCTCACGCGATTAAAAATATTTATGAAACGAATCGAATCATTCCAGAATTGATTATTCCTCAAGCAAATGTTTATTCAGCCTTTGATATCGGAATAAATGATTGTACAGCTATTATATTGTTTCAAGTTAAGAGAATAGATAATTTCTTAAAGCCAGTAGTAATAGCCTATTTTGAAAATAATAATCGTGATTTAGCCTTCTATGTAATGGAAATTCGCCGGATGTGTGCGCGCTATAATTTACCATTTAAAGATCATTTCTTGCCTCATGATGGTCAAAAAAGAGACTTCAATACTGGAAAAAATACTGTAGATTTCATGCGAGAGATGAATGAGAGCGCTTTTATTGTTCCGCGCCCAAGTAGTAAGGAAAATGCTATAGAAGCTATGCGCCGTAGGCTTTACATATGTGACTTCAATAAAGAAAATACCCAACGTTTAATTGATTGTCTCTCTAACTATAGCAAAGAGTTTGATGATAAAATGGGGACGTATAAGAACAGACCAGTTCATAACTGGGCATCCCATGGCGTAGACGCATTTCAAACGATGACGTTAGCCCTGGATGGGGATATGATAACGGATGGAACTTTTTATAATGTAGTTTATGTCAATTAACGACAGGGAGTTGTTAAATGTTAACTTTTGGATTTGTCCCCCCATATAGCGAGGCCGTTGTTGTAGGCACTCCATTCCAAAGCTCAGGCTTATTATGTGTTGCTCTCTATCTAGCTGTAGGAGGAGCAGGTGATATTGTCTGGATAAACGCGCAAGGTCAACCACAATGGTGGCCAGCAGCACAAGCAGGCCAAGTCTATATTTTAGGTGCCACTCAAATTGTAGCAAGTGCTACCGTTAATGGTGTGTCACGCACAACGACTGCGACTTTAATGTCTTGGGCTGGCGTTCAGCTTTATAACTCACCTTAGTAGATTATTAGGGAGGGAAATATTATGCACATGATAATGGCTGCCGCTACATTATTACCAATTCAGCAAATGGTAATTAATCAAAATGATAAGCCACCATCAGGATTTGATTTTGTTATTACAAATACAAGTGCTTTTGTAGTAACAAATACGGGACAAAATGTGATTGCTAAATCACCATAAATTTTAAGGAGCTAAGGATGGCTAACGAACGGTTATACCAATTTCCTACAAAAGCGTCACCAACACCCGCAGATATTATTTTTTGTGGTAACACGGCAGATGCTTATAATGAAGTTAATATTACAATTGCAGCTTTAATTGCTGCATATCCGAATTTATCAGCAATTGGTAATTTAACACTCGGAGCTAATAATTACATTTATTCTAATAATTCTTCGGTAATAGGGGTAGGAACTATAACAACATTAGGTGTTTCATTGTTATCTGGTGCTACCGTAGCTGCAATGCAAACAACGTTGGGTTATACATCTACTGCAACCGCTTCAATATTTGCAGGATGGGATGCAAATAAAAATTTAGCAGCTAATAATTTTCTTTTAGGCTATGCAACAACTGTAACGGCAGCAGGGACTACAACATTAACTGTAGCAAGTGCAGCGCAGCAATATTTTACGGGCACGAGCAATCAAACTATTGCTATGCCGGTTGCTAGTACGTTAGTACTAGGTCAATACTGGACATTTGTAAATCTTTCTACTGGTACGCTTACAATTCAA